GGAATCCAATAACATTCCAGAGGATGGATCGAGGAGATGATGCCACTGAAGGACTTCTCCTTTTTTCAGCCTTGAATGCGCTATATTCCATCTACGCACACCAACCGCCAGAATCTGCCTATCCCTTGATGCGCTGGAAAACCATTCATTGAAAACCTGTGCGTTAGGAATAATCCTTCCCTTAAAATCATAGAATTTATTAGAAAATGAGGCTAAAATAGGAGTTAGCCAGCAACGGCAGTTGAATGCCGTAGTGCCATCGGCTTCCAGTGGCGGATTCGGCATCTCATCCATTCCAAGCTGCCCATAGCGTGGATTCCTGAAATAGATGTTGCCATTCCGCTCCCGGTGGGCTGGCCTAATCCTTTCGTCTAGAATTCCGTGAACTTGAAATCCAACTAGATCACGGGGCAGTGCGCCATAATTTTCTAGGCGAACTTGTCCCATCATGGCAGCAACATTCGTTCTAGTTACTGTATAGGCTGTATTTCGCAGCATCCTGAAGTAATTTGCGACCAATGACGCTCTGATTGCCGGATCACGCTGAATTGCCACAACTTGGGCATAAACTTGAGGAGTCATCCTCGTTTTCTGCATGGCCTTTAGTATTCTTGCGGGAACATTCTGATTCCTTACAATCCTGTCAATAATTTCCTTGGGAATTTGACCGAAAACCTGTCGTACAATAGATTTGCGTGATTCCTCAATATCTTTTCCAAGGATGGCATTTCTAAGTATTTTGACTACATTTCTGGAGTGTTTCTGTAAGAAGTAAGGTGCTTTATTCCTTACAATTTCGTCAACTTCTCTGTAGACAATTGTCAACTGATACTGGATTTTCTCGATTGATGAAAGATTATCGGATTTCGACGCATCCCGCATTCGCCTATCAATGGACGCTCCAACGAGACGAGCTACTCGAATCGAGTCATAAATTGACTCAATCTGCTCAACGCCAAGTCGGGCAGCTAGGATTTCGTTGAGTCTGTCCATTCCGCTACTCTGATTGGTGGATCGACCTTTTCACGATTCTGATGACTTCTGCTTGGATAAGCAAAGTAGCTTTGAAGAATTATCTCGATATTCATCGGGTCTGGCTCTGCTGCCATGATCTGGGAGTACCATCCAAAGGTGCAGAGTCTGACAAGAAGGCCCGTATTCGCAGACGGAATTATAAATGTCGGTATGAACTTGTCCTTGAATCCTTTCCCACGAACCGCAGCAAAAAGATACTGAGCCGATTTCCTGTAGATCACAGATCCATCCACTGGCGAAGGATATTCGTCCAGATTGATTGCCGGTTCTTTGCCTTTATACTTCTTCTCTGAATCAAAATGATTCTTGAAGTGCGCCAGTGGTTCTTGCTTCTCTTTACTGTGGAACGTCACAATCTGGGCGTTATCGCCATTGGATACCGTATAAAGCCCCTTGACGCTTCCAGATTGAAGCAGCTTGCACATCAAGGCCGGATCATTGTTGGTAAATGTCCATCCCTCGTCTATTTCAATAAATTTTGAAAGATAGTCATAAGCTAAATAGTCGTTTTCTATTGCCCTTGGAGCGTTGGCAAATAGTTTGTAGTATTTTTTACCTTCACGCTTTGTATTTTTGTTAACTGTGTCGATGAATATTTGATCCTTGTAGCTTCCGCAGTAAATGTAGCTTCCAGCCCTTAAACGCCATACATCTCCCGGCTTGACTCCGAATAATCCTTCTCCGCTCTTTAGCTTTTCCCTGCGCTCTTTTTCGGCCCTTTCAGCCTCTTCACGCTTCTTATCCTCGTCTTCAAATATTTCAGATGATTCGTTTATTTCGTTTGAATCTGCGAAGATATTGGTTTCGTCAGAGAATGTTGACAGGAGGTCATTTAGGATTTTTTCGTCAATCTTCGCCATTGATCCGATGGCATCGTAAGAGGCTAGGATTTTGTTTCCTTCCTCTTCATTTACATCAAGAATTAGCACTGGGACTTCGGAATCGCCACACTCCGCTGCCCTCATATGACCATCCAGAAGGACAAGCTGCCCATCCTGTTCACGGCATAGCAATGCCCCAGCGAATCCGATCTCTTGGAGCGTCTTTCGTAGTGCTTTTTTCTGTGGCTCTGGATGCACTCTATGATTCAATGGATTGGCCAGAAGTTCGCTGGCCTTGATCCTCTTGAATTCCTTTATCCTATCTTTGAACTGAATCATTTTTCCTCTTCTTTGAAAGCATCGGCGCACTTAGAGCAAGTAGATAAATGATTCTTTAGTTTAATTTCTACACGCTCTTTTTCCAGCTTCGCTTCCAGATTGTCTGGTTGATGCGAAACTAATTCCATTAACGATCCAAGACGAATGATGTTCCAAGCTGTATCTTGGCATACATCCAATGGATCGACATCTTTATTTACTTCAATCATTTCTTTTTATCCGCTGCGTCCATCTGGTTAGCGACCTTGTTGGCCCATGACTTTCCAGAGTCACCGCCCCACAGTAGCCATGCAATATATCCGGCTGAATCCTTGCCCCATCCCTCGCCCTTCTTATCGACTTCGTGACGGGCAAAGTAGCTGACCATCCGCTTAATTGTGGAAGGCGACAGTTCTGCGCCATTCATCAGATCACGGGCACGGGCCACTCCAACCCCAGTACCTCCACGCCCATGCTTCTTCCTCAATTCTAGTCCACGCTTTGCAGCCTTTCTGACGGATTGAGGCGGGGTGAAGGTGATATGGGAATACTTTCCGTCCTTGGATTCCGCAACTGGCTGGACTTCTGGAACCGCATCAACTTCCGGTGGAGCTTCCGGCTCGGCTTGATCGGATGACCGTCCAGTGGAATGAGGAGGCAACTCTTGGGAGCCAGCAAGCGATTCTGGGAAGATGGCGTTAATATCCTCTTCTGCCATCAGCGGGAATGCAGCTTTGGCGATAGAACGGCCAACTTCAACGGGAATCTGCCCTGTGGCCACACGCATGACGATTCCAACTAGATTCTCGATCTGTAGACCGTTGAGAGCGGAGTCGGACACTTGAGCGTCACCCTCTCCACCAAGAGACTCATTCGCCATTTTCTCGGCTTGCTGCTCGATATTGCGCTGCTCTGCGTCGAAGTTCAGGCCGATTTCCTGAGTGATGGTCTGGGCCGATTTGATTCCCATGGCCATGTAGGTCTGGTTGGCCTGAGAATCTGCGATCTTGTCACGGGCTTCGACCGCTGGAGGAGTCACAAGGACATCCACCACATCTAGGATATTGATTGGCAGATTGCCCATTTCCGCTGCCGTTCTGATTGCTTCACGGGCAATCCGTGTAAAATGCTTCTTATAGAAGGTTTGCAATCGAACGCAGTTACGGAGGAACGGCGATTCTGCCGTTAAGGACGATGCGTAGTTCGCACCAGCGATATTCGCTGAAGATAGCCATTCGGGGGCGTTATGCCTATTTCCAGCTGAACGGAGTAGACTTTGAAATATCTCTAAATGATCTTTTGCGCCACTTGCACCCGGAGGAGCGACATAATTCATGCCCTTCGGAATATCCAGAAATGTTCCGGGCTCAATTTTCTGGTAGTCCGTTTGCCGTCCATTGGGAGATGACGCAACAGAATAATCCACCATCTCATCCACAAACGATTCAACTTGTGCAGCAGATGCCGTATCATGCTGACGAACCGCAGCAATGGCAGACTGTACGGATGCCCCTTCCCCAAGGTTTTTCCGCAGCTTGGACGCAATGCTGAATGTGTCGAGAGTCTCGTAGCTGAAGTCGCTCAGTCCACGCTTGATTGCTTTCGGCACATTGCATTTGACATGGACGATACGGTCAGCGTTGACCATTTCTCCGGTCGAGGCATCCTTATGCGCCTCGTCCTGTTCTTCTCCCCTTGGAGCGTTGTAGTCCACATAATATGAGCGGATATTGAATACATCGTCTGGATCAGTCTCGATTCCGTAAGACCAATGGGAGAAGTCTTCTCCCGGCGGTTGCATAATCTGTTCTGGCTCAATGGTGCGTACCAATAACCGTCCAGAAGGCTGGGGGAATAAACGGAGGAAGCATTCTCCATCGGTGCGGGAACGCTTGAAGATTTCCTCCTCCATCATCGTCCAGTCATTCTCGTTGAGGAAGCGGTCGAGAATGTCTTGGCAGCGACGAACGGTCGATTCGTCAATGTCTATAGTGCCCTTCGGAGCAATTCTGTAATTGAATCCGCCCCCAATGACATAGCTGCATAGTCCGTTAAGGAGTCCAATTGCATTTGGATTGGTAGTGGTAACCAGTCGAGCTTGAGCCCTAATAAGGCTAAGCTGTTGTTCGCTGTACCAAAATGGGTAATTGGAACCGTAGCGACGATCATTTGGATTTGTGATAGGGTAAGAAAAAATCCCGCCATCACGAAAACGATCCAGCAGATCGACATAGTTGCCCAGCCAGAAATCGTTAGTAAGGACATTTTCACGGATATTCCTCTTGACTACCTTGGGAGCGGATTCCCTTGGAGGAAGGAGAAAGTTGATGATTTTCTGCCAAGTAGTCATGCCGTAATCCGCCTTACTTGGGGATTTCTCTTGCCATTCCAGAGGGAAATCATGGTGCGTAGAGCCATCTCTAATGCGTCTGGCCCGTCATCATGCTTCCCTAGTGGGAATTCTCGGAGTTGCGCCACCAGAAGTCTTGTGCCTTCATTACGCTTGAATTTAATCAGCTTATTGGCAAGGTATGGGCCAAGTCTCCTGATACGCACATCCTTTGATATATTATTATAAATTTGCATGATTGGAATAGCATTTCCTTGCTTTTTTGACTCCTCAAGGATTTGAGTCGCAAGGAGATGTTGGAATTGGTTTGTTTCGATTCCTAGTCCGTCAGGATCAAATTGGGCAGCTTCTGATACCGTCATGGCTACGAGATGCTCTGAATCCATTCGGCGCATAGTGGCATCACAGTAGAGAATGCCGTCTTGATCTCTGGCCAGCTTGACGATTGAGGTGTAGTCACCGTGACGGGCATCACGCCCCTTAGATGGGTCAACCGCCATCGTCTTAATTTTGATATTGGAATTATGTGGCCAATCCTCGAACCAGATGGACTCTCCAAAGTGAGAATTGGGCCACTCTGCTCCTTCTTGATCGACGAATTCGCCGTCTAGTTCTTGGTTGGCCTGCTTGTCGGAATATTGCTTGGATACTGCGCTAACGAATTCACGGGCCAAGAATGGATTCTGGGAAGTCTTGGATCGGAAGAGTTCTGTATTCTCTCTGTCTCCCCGCCCGAATACTTCGTAAGTCCAATGAATCATGCCTTTGGGTGTGAAGGTAGCGGTTAGCCATCCCGCTCGACCACCTTCACGGAGGCGACCAATGCAGATGTTGAATACTTCCTCGTCCATCACGGATGCTTCGTCTAGCCAGATTCCGCTGATGTTCGGTCCACGCAGCTTGTCCGGGTCTTCGCCGGATCGGAAGATGATTTCGCTGCCGTTGGCAAGTACCAATCTTGGTGGTTGCTTCCACTTCTCTTTTGTGACTCCCATGTCATCGGCTATTTGGTAGATCGTCCTCATCGTTGCGTCTTGGAGGACATTGTAAGTGGGAGCGATGACCATGTAGAGGCGACCCTTGCCGTCCTCGCTCATGGCTCTACGGAGAATGTCGTAAGCACCAATCCAAGATTTGCCACTGTTGTGGTGCCACAATCCAGCAGCAGAGTAATGCTCTAGTTCTGGAACAGTTAAATCGTAGAAATCACCATTTCTTGCAAATGTTATATCTTGCACTCTATCCCAGAATGAGTTAGTATAAGGAGGCAAACAAATTCCAAGGAGCAATCCCAATGTACTTTGATTTAGTTCTTCGAGCCGTTCTTTCAATACGGTCTTATCAGACATCTGAGAAAAACAAGACAATTTGGGAAAAAGTTGTGATTGCATATCAATATGAGCAAAATCAGCATCGTCTTGCTGAAAAACTTGGTATGCGCCAAAGCCAAATTTCCAGAATCCTTCGTCGCTTTGGTATTTGTGTTGGTAGAGGAAAGCGTTCTCCCGTCCATCAGCTTCCCATGGATGACATTGTTCGCCAATACAAGGAAGGTATGTCAACCATTGATCTTGGTCGCCTATATGGTGTTGATCCAGAAGTGATACGCCGAAGGATGATCCGTCATGACAAGACCCTCCAGATGAGAGGACCGGGAAACGCTTCTGGATCAAGGAATAGTCAATGGAAGGGTGGCAAGTCCCAAATTGAATGGAGTGATTGCCGGAAGTTCGCCCGAAGGATTGCCGAATTTTGTCTAAGTAGAAGGCTTGAATCGGATGAAGTTGTACACCACCACGACGAAGTCCCCGCCAATAATCACCCTTCAAATCTATGGGTTTTTCCAAGTCCCCAATCGCATCTTCGCTACCATCAGCAGCTAATAAAGAGCCGATACGCAATTTGCTCAGAGGAAGCCAACCTTCTGGCGTTAGAAAACGGTGGGCTAAGGTTACCAATACCTTTCGACCTGACTCCATTGTCACTCGATAAAGATCAGCTTTCCCCTTACAAAAAGATGGTGATCTTAGAGAAGCACCTAATAGAGTCTGGCATTCTCCCGCCGAAGAAGTGAGATCTCCAATAGGCACACCGCCCAGAAGAGTCTCTGGTGCGGTGCAACCGATCCCGCCTACATATCCACGATACAACGCTCCAGAGTGATGGAAGTCGTGCTGGATTTTATGGAGCTTGTAGGTCTTGGTTATCGTTTCCGATTTGGCCTTTTCAGGCTTCGTCGGATTCGACGGCAACCCTTTCGGCTTCGGAGGCATCATTGAACCCTTCTGGAAGATTGGATGGCTTGTATTCGACTGCTGGAGTCACCTTGACTTCGATCTGCTTGGAGTCTGCGTCAACAATCTCTTCGACGATCTGGAGCTTGACGGTAGTCACATTGGATACTTCTTGACGCTCCACATAGCCCCGTTCACGCCCCAGAGTACGGAGGAGCATGGTGATTGCCCATTGCTCTCCCTTGTCTACCGCCTGCATAAGCTTCGCTTCGGCTAGATCGAGAGTCTTGCCTCTCTGATCCTTCATTGATTCGAGGAGTTCTGGAGTGTTGTTGATTCGGTAAGCGAGAGTAGCGTGAGGCACTCCAAGGATGTTGGCAGCGAGATAGAGGAGTCCACGGCACTTCTTGAGCGTTTCGATGATCTCTTCGTCGGTAACTTGTTGGAGAGCTTTATTCTGATTGCGTACTCGACCCGTAGCAGCTTTGCGGGTTTCCTTATCGTCGATGTCCAGTAGGTCGATTTGCATAAGAAAATCCTTTAGAAAATTTATTCTGTAAAAATTAGGTTAATCATTATAGCAGTTTGAATCAAGGTGGATTAGGAGAAGGTCGATTTCCCGATTGGAATCATTACTAAGTTTAGGAATTTAGTAAAGATAATTCTAAGAAATAGGAATTGAAATTTCTTGAAGATTGGGGGGTCAAATGCGAGGCCTGCTATCCCCCCGCTGATTTCCGATATCAATTGATATCTTTGTCTAACAAACACAAGTGGACACTGTCAACAAAGTGGACACCGTCAACAAAAAAAAGAAAAAAGAAAAAAAGACTTGACAAGAAAAAAGATATAAGCTTATAAGTAAAAGAAGGAAGTATAGAAAGATATATATT